CTACAAGAAAAACTAGTTGAGAATGAATATATTCTTCAAAAAAGCGCAGCAACAAATAAGTTAGCAGATAATGCATATGCATTAGAATTAATTACAAGACAAGAAGATAAAATAAATGAAAGATACGATGCACAAATAGCCGCACTTGAAGAAATTAATAAACTACAAGAGCAATCAAATGAACTTCAATCTAAAAAAATGGACATTGCTTCTGCTCTTGCAAGTGGAGATATGGCTGCAGCAGCATCTGCAATGCAAGAATATAGAAATGCACAGATTGCAAAAAATGCAAAAACAAGAATGGAAGCAACACAAAAAGCAAAAGAAAATGCTATTAAAGGTGTTACAAGTCCAGCAGGGCAAACTAGAAAACAACTTGAAGATAGCAGCAAAATACTTAATGAAGAATTAGTTGATGTTGATGAAAAGATTAGATTAAGATTTATAAAAATTGATGAAAATTTAAAGAAAATTGGTGGATATACAAAAGCACAAGCAGTAGGAGTAGCAGAGGCTAATAGACTTGCAATTGCTGCTGGGTTTAAGGCTGATGACGAACAACTAGCATTGTTAATTTCACAATCTGCCGAAGGAATTACAACAGCAACAACTGCTGCTTCACTCAAAGTAGATAAAGCAATGGTACAGTTTAATAAAGACCTTACCGCAGCAGTTCAAAAAACTGGTCAAAATTTTATGGATCCAGCATATCTTAAAGCCCAAACGGACGCACTTATTGCAAATGCAGCAGCAATGGATACTTGGGCAAGTGCTTTTGGTCGCTACCTTGCCGGTATTGGAAAAGATCCAGGATCAAGACCTACTCCTAAAGGTACAACACTACCAACTAAAACTACTAATACACCAAATGGACCAACTGGTGGACCAACTGGTGGATCAACTGGTGGACCAACTGGTGGATCAACTGGTGGACCAACTGGTGGATCTGGAAAAGCATCAGTTAGTGTTTCAGGATCAAACATTAACATAAGTGTGTCATCCCCAGCAAAAGAAATTACAACTGCTATGGATGTTGCAAATGCTAAAGATGAAGCAAGACAGCGTAATTTTCAACAAATATTAGAAACACATGAACAAACAAAAACTAACATAACCGTTGCTATGGCAGATCATCAAACTAAAGTTACAAATGAAAATAAAATGAAAGCAGCAGAGGCTCTTGCTGCAGTAAAAGCAGCAGAAGCACATGCAAAAACAAATGCAGATGCAGGAGAGAGAGTAAGTCTTAAAGTTGCAGAAATGAATGGTATTTATGCCCACAGTATGCAAGCAATACTATTAATGAATGCAAAACAATCAGAAGCAACTAAAAAACTTGAAAACATAGATCCAGCAATAAACAAAGATCCTTTAGTATTTGATTATGTAAGTTTACTTGGTCAAGAAAAACAAAAAGAATCAACTGCAAAAGGAATAGCAGATGAAATAACTGCAACAAAACAATCAGATGCAATTAAAAAACTTGAAAGAATAGATCCAGCAATAAATAAAAATCCTTTAGTATTTGATTATGTAAGTATGCTTGCTGGAGTTAAAAACAACGAAGCAAAAGCACAAGCAGCAGCAGATGCAGTAACTGCAGACAAACAAAAAGCAGCACTTACAAAAGTTACCAAAATGGATATACCTGCTCCAGCATTTGATATTGCAGGCGCAATGGGTAGAGGTAAACAAGCAGATGTAAAAGCAGCAGCAGATGCTGCAGCAGCACAAAAAGCAGCACAAGCAGCGGCTGCTGCAAAAGCAGGAAAAACACAAACAGCAGTTGATGCACAATCACTTCGTGGTATAGAGGCAAATGCAGCAGCAGCAGCAGCAAAACAAGCAGCAGCAATAAAGGCAGCACAAGCCCCATATCAAAAAGCACTTGCACATTTAAATATTAACTCTCCATTAGTTTTAGCAGCAGCAAATGCTGAAAGAGATTATAAAATTAAATATGGAAATATGGGTGGAATGGTTCCCAAATACATGGCATCTGGTGGATTTGCTAGGGGTACTGATACAGTTCCTGCAATGCTTACTCCTGGAGAGTTTATAGTAAATAGAAAAGCAACTCAAAGATTTGGCCCACTACTTAGCGCTATAAATTCACCAACTTTTAAATCGCCTGATTCAATGTCTTCTTCTATTAGAAATTCTAATGGATCAAAAACAGCAGTAAATAATTCCAAAACCCTGTATAATTATAACCTTAGCGTTAATGTGAGTAATAGTGGTGCAAATCCAAATGATATTGCACGTAGCGTTATTAATCAAATTAAACAAGTTGATAATCAAAGAATTAGGAGTTTCTAATGGCTACCGCAGCATATATGAGTGGAAGAAAGCGTTATGCTAGACCACAAGGAATCCTATGGTCAGAAAATCCAGGGACTTTAGAAAATGGAATGTACGTACCAGAAGGATTTGAAATAGGAGCATATACTACAGAGACTACTAATCTTAACAAATTTTTAATCTTATCTGATCACAATCGCAGCCCACTTCAATTTAAAACAGAAAGAATTGAACAAAGGCAAAGAATGATTAATGGAAATATGAGGTCTTTTCATATTGCTGATAAAAATACTTTAAGTGTAGGTTGGAACAATCTACCATCAAGATCTTATTATTCTGTACCAAACTGGGCTACTACTGGAGCAGGCTCTGGTATGACATCACAAAGCCCCGAATACACCGTTGATGGTGGCGCAGGCGGAGTAGAAATGCTAGACTGGTATGAAAACCACACGGGACCATTTTGGATGTTTCTAGCCTATGACAAATTTAATAACTATGTACAAGACGGAACTTCAGCACCATATACACATTTAGAACAGTATAACCAAATTGTTCAAGTTTACGTTTCTGATTTTTCATATACAGTATCTAAGCGTGGACAAAGCAATCATGATCTTTGGGATATTACGGTATCGCTGGAAGAGGTTTAAATGTTTGTAAATACAACATTAAAAAACCATATAGAAACTAATTCAACGCTTGAAACCCGTGCAACAATATTAGCAGAATGGAATATGAATGTTCCAGATAATATTTTTAAATTAGGAAATTATAGAAATAGAGATACAGGAATTGGAAAAGCGTCTCTTTCATTTGATGCAAATGACACTAACGCTTCTTACACGGGAGCAACGGATGCAGACATTGTAGTTGATAATGGATATGACAATGAGGATGTCCCATCATTATTTTCTAAGGATAAAGAAAAACATAATATGTTTTATTCATTAGAAGATTGTGTTAAACCTTTTCGTCCAAGATCTGGAATTAATAAAGCCCTTTATATTCCAGGAAGACATCTTCATAATTTTAATACTAATTTGATTGAAAATCAACAACTTGTTGATAATTCAATTAGTACTATTAGTTCTTTTTCTCAAAGGCCAAGATACTATATGCCAGCAAGAGATGATCAATTTAAATATTGGACGTCTTATAGAACAGAAAATGGGACAGACACTAATTCACCAGAACGGGGTATATCAAAAAATTCTACAACTAACCAATATCCAATTGAAGACGTTGGACCATTTGTAGTATATAAAGAAAATGTTCCCGCTAATAGACTTATAGTTAAAATGCAAACTCATGTTGGAACTAAAAATTTAGGCCCTTTTAATACTTCTACAACTGCTATTGCAGATCCACTTTATGGAAACTCCAATAAACAAGTTCCTATTAATTGGAAAATAGAATACTTATCTGGAAATTCATGGGTACCAGCAAAAACTTTTAATGCTAATTCACTAAGAGATGACGCAACTCCAATAATTAATGAAGATGGATATGTAGAGTTATCCTATGGATTAATTGTCCCAATTGAGCATAAAAATAGATTTATTCATGTTGAAAAGATATCCTCTACAACATTGTTGCCAAACAAATCAATTGATGGCTATGCCTATTTAGTTGTAGGATCAGCAACAGATAAAGGAGTTTACCATATTTGGAACAATACAACAAAAGTTTATCAAACGTTTATTCCTGAGTATGGTTGGAAATTAACAAATTCAGACTTGACTAAAGAAACAAATTTTGTTACTAATTTTACATCACCAGAATATTTTATTAAAGATAACATTACTACATACCGTGAATTTCAATATGTTAGAGGAATTAGAATTGTTGCAGAGACAATGAATAAATTTGCCTCAACATTTGATTTAATTGAGATGTCACCAAGACTAATTGCAAACATATCAAATAAAACTATTAACTACAAAGTAACTAAACAGTTGTCTGATCTTGGATCAACTTCTTTGCCAGTTGGACAACTTCTAGCCTCAACTGGAAATATTTCAATATTTGACGATGACCAAGCATTTAATGAAAATAATACAAATAGTATTATTTCTAAATATGTTACAAAAAATATTAAATTTAATTTTTATGAAACATTTTTAAATGTATCTGGAAATGATTACAGCGTTCCAATTAAAACTTTATATTCAGAAGGTTTTCCACAAGCAGATATAACTGGTGGAACTATATCTTTAGAGTTAAGAGATTTTTATTTTTATTTTGAATCAATGCTTGCCCCAAAACTTTTTCTTACAAACATATCAGTAAGTTATGCAATATCAATTTTGCTAGATGCTATTGGATTTAGTAATTATGTTTATAAAAGAATAGAAGGAGAAATTGATCCAGTAATTCCATATTTTTTTGTGGGACCAGATCAAAGTGTTGCAGAAGTATTAAATAGTTTAGCAGTCTCAACACAAACAGCAATGTTTTTTGATGAATACAATAACTTTATTGCAATGAGCAAAAATTATTTAATACCAGAAGCATCAAAGAGGTCAATAGATACAACATTGATTGGATCAAAAACAAATGAAGATACTGGTGTTATTGAAAATAAATTAATTACTGGTAAAAAACTTCCTAATATTATTTCAATTGCTTCTCAAGATAAAAAAATTTATAATGATGGAAAAATTAATTATACGTCAAGATACATTGATAAAACATATTCAGCAATAGGTGAAGAAACGGTATCAAGCGCAGAGAATAAATTTTGGGTATATAAACCATCGCTTCTATGGGAAATATCTAACTATGAAGAACTAAAAGGGTCAAGTCAAAAATCAAGTGGATTTACATTGTCAGCAATTGCATTAAATTCAAAACTTGAAGGAGTAGCCCCAACTGTAGTTGCTAATCAACTAATAAATAACATTATTGATTTTGGAGAAAGTATTTATTTAATTTCAAGAAATCAAGGATATTTTTATGCTAATGGTGAAGTTATTAAATATGATGCAGTTCAATATTTTGTTGAGGGAATTGGAAATGTATGGATAAGTAGTGATTCTGAATACAAAAATTATTTAAATAAATTAAAATATAATGGCAAAATATATCCAAATGGAAAAGTTAGAATATACTCAGAGCCCTATTATGAAACGGTATCTGGAGTGACAAGAATGAAGAATGGTGCCGTAGCACAACATGGAAGGGCTCAGTTTGGAACGGCTATTGTTTCTCACAAAGCAGCATTAGATGACTATTGGTTCGATCCTAGTAATCGTAAAGGTTGTTTAATGGACTCTAAATATTTATTTGGAGATACTACTTTTAGTGGAACTACAGTTGCTGGCTCTGCTGGTATTTCAAATACTATTGCTAGTTCAGCATTTGTTAATGGTGTAATTAAAAGATTTTTATCAGAGCATCCTTTTACAGAAACAGAAAGATCATCTGTAAAATCCATAGACCCTGCTAAAAATAAAGGATTAGTTCAATCATCAGCACTTGTTTTTAAAGGTAAAGAGTTTATTACAACAGATCCAAAACCAATAGATCACATATCATATGTTTATAAAACACTAGACAAAGCAGTGTTTAAACACTTTGGAGCCAGAATGCGTATTATTGGTGACATAGGAGGAGAATTAAAAACACAAAGTGGTAATGTAATTTCTACCGCAGTCCCACTTTCTGGAATGAAATACTATACAAATAATTCACCATCGCCAGAACAAAATGTTGTTATATCTGGAAACTCTGGAGGACTTGCAATTCTTCTTAATTCAGAAACTAATAATGGATATTATTTTGAGGTTATCGCATTAGACGGCGCCACAAAAGACACTTCAAATATTATATTTTATAAAATTGAACAAGGCACTGGAGAAGCAAATGCCATTCCAACATTATTGTTTAATGCATTCAATGAACAGATCCAATATGACTCTGGAGATTTTGTCGGGATATCAAGAAAATATGCTGAACAATACACAACAGTTTATGATTTAGCAGTAGAGTATGAAGACCTAGCAAATAAAAATACAAGAAGATTTTACCTATATATAAATAATGTTTTAATTGGTCAAGTTGATGACACTTCACCACTTCCAGCATATCCAAATACTGCTTTATTTATTAGAGGATCTTCTAAGTGTATGTTTGAAAATTTTTATGCTCTAACTAACAACTATTCACAAGATGCTGGTTTTATTGTAAGTGATCAAGTTGGAAAAGTGTTTGCAAAAACAGATATTAATGTTGATCAATCATTAAGAAGATATGCAATGAGTGGAATTTTACAAGAATCATACTTAACGGGAATAAGTAGTTTGACTCCTCCAACCTATAGTATTTATTTTGAAGAATTTGGAACTATAATGAGAGAGTGTGCATACATTAATGCAAAGTTTGACAATGCATATCCAGCACTATATGCAAAAATAGTAAATGCTCCAGACAAAGTAAAAGAATATACAATCTCTGGATTTGAAGCAAATGCATATGGAGCAGAGTTTTTAATATTTAATGCAACAGATACTTTATTAGACGTAAGCACAACTACTTCAAACTTTTTAAAAATTCAAGGTATTGCATTTACAAGTGATAGCAGTAATGAACTTACCGTAGATGATTACTTTAAAAAGAAATCAAGTTTTTCAGACCCTGAACTTATTGGCGATGTTATAGTCTATTCTCCAAACATACAAAAAGAAAAATACAATAATGTTAAATTAAGTAGAATGAATTATGGGAAAAGCGCTTTCTCTATAGAAGCAGAATACATACAAACCACAGAAGATGCAGAAAATTTAATGGGATGGTTAGTAGATAAATTAATGGTTCCAAAAAAAGCAATTGGACTAGAAATTTTTGCAAACCCCACAATTCAACTTGGTGATATTATTTCAATTGATTATAAGAATAATAATGGATTAGATCTTGTTACATCTTCTAGTTCACGTTTTGTTATTTATAACATAGAATATTCAAGAGGACTAGATGGACCAAAAATGACTATATATTTGAGTGAGGTGTAACGTAATGGATATATATGGAAATGAAGAACAAAACGACTGGGTAAATATAGTCAAAGATATAAAGGGTGATGATATAAATTTGACAAGTGAATGGTGGCTAAACCCAATTCCAGGTCTTTCAACCCCCATCAAAGATGTAACAAGTGGATCAACAGGATCAACAGGATCAACTGGTGCACAACGTGTAGAACCAACGCCACCAACACCTTCTAATCCAAGTAGTGGAGGGGGTGGAACTGGAGGAGAAGTATATTTAGTAGCGGGATCAGGATCAACATCATCAAAACCTTCAGTTAAAATTGCAACACCTCAATATGTTAATTTTAAAGATGATAGAAATCTAGAGAGCGCAGATTTTTTAAAAATGTTATATTTTGAACAAATTAATGGTGCAATGCTTTTGTCACTTACAAACAATGCAAATTTAAATACCGAAAGTATAAATTATCAACCAATTGTTAATATGGCAGAAATACAACAAGCCTTAGACCCCAAAGGCATCTTGGCTCTTCAAAACACATCTGACAAATATTTTTTAAATTTTCCTATAAAATTAGAAACAAAGATTCCAAATTACGGAAATGGGCCTGCTGGAACAAATGTTTATATTAATTTTTCAACTGGAAACTTAGTTATAGAAAACATAAATATAAATCCAGGAGAAAAGATTGAAATTGAAACGCTGCGAAATGGTACAATATATGAAACAGATCTTGGAGTTGATACGGAATGATAACAAATAAAGGAAAAGAAATTATAGCAAAATACTTGCTTGGAACAACTCCTGCTTATGCATCATATATGGCTTTTGGTTGTGGACAAAAACCATTGGCAACTGGTGCTGCATCTGTAGATTATTCAGAAAAAGAACTATTAAATTTTGAAATGTTCAGGGTTCCAATTTCTTCAAGAGGGTATGTAAAAGAAGAGGGTGTTAACAAGATAGTATTTACTGCAGAACTTCCAACACAAGAAAGATATGAAATTACAGAAATAGGTATTTATTCTGCAGGAGGAAATCCATCCGCTTCAGGATTTGATAGTAGAAGTTTATTGTTATTTACAGAAGAAGAGCAATGGCAATACCTTGATACTACACTAAAAACAATTCCATCAATAACTTCAGCACTTGATGAAAGTGATGATAACATTATTACAACAGCAAACAGTGTGTTTCAAGCAGCAGCGGACAATAGAATTTTTTATAAAACAAATAGAAACACAAAAAATGAAAGATGTAGATTTTTAAATAATATGCTTTTAGTAAAAGGAAATTATAGTACTATTAAAGATATTACTAATGTAACATCAAGTTTATCTGGAAAAAATTATATAGCAAAAACTGGACTCAATATTAATTTATCTCAAAATTCATTATCAGATAAAATTAAAATTGCATTTTCTCTTGTAAATAAAGACGCAAGCACTTATACAAAACCAGGTAGTTTAAAAATTATTTTAGAGTTTATTAATAATAGTAATAATGATACTAAATATGCAAGATGTTTAATTGATTTAGTTGATGGAGCAGGTGGAATTGATTTTGATACTAACAGATATTTTGTAGTTGAAAAAACATTACAAGATTTTGTGCAACAAGAAGGATTTTCTTGGGAATCTGTTACTTCTGTTAAATTGTACTCATGTGTTGTAACTTCATCAGCCGTAGTAGAGACACACTATATTGCTTTTGATGCAATTAGGTTTGACAATGTAAGTACTGTTAATCCTCTATATGGATTAGTTGGATACTCTGTTATTAAAAATGCTAATGCAGAGCCAATTGAAAAATCTCCAAACACAAACAATTATGTTGAATTTAGAATGTCTTTAGATATTGGTAACGTTGTATAATGGCAGTAGATAAAAACATTACAAAATCTTTATTATTAAAAAAAGATTTACCGCCAGTCACTAGCGCTAATCAACACGTTGTAAGGTATAGAGTTAT